CCTTCGCGGACATAAGCAGCGCGTCGCAATATTGGTCGAAGTCGCTTGCGGGCAGGATAACAGGACTTAGCCAGGACACGCCGCGCATCTGAAGCGGGCCAATTGGCCTGAAGACATGCAGCACGGACTCGGCCGTAACGCGCTGCGAAGGCGCGAAGGTGGCGAAGGAGTCGGCTGGATTGTCGGGCAAAAGCCAGTAGGCGAGGCGCTTGCCGTTCTCATCGATCTCAACGCCCGAGAAAGTTCGCTCATAGTCTATCTTGGTGTTGTCGATCAAAGCAGGGTCGAAAATGCGAAGGCGCGGCCCGTCATCGGTGCCTAAGAGGAGCGCGCCCCCTTCGCCCTTCACGATCATTGATCGAGCGACAATGGATTGCAGCCCTGCGAAGTCCGTGCGACCCTCGATATCGGCGCTGTCCCACCAAGCTGCGAAATAGGCATTCAATGCCTTCCGGGTGTCGGCGTCGGGATGTTTGGCATTGGGCATGATGCCGGGACCAACTAGCGACCCGACCCAATTCGCGACCGCGTGAGCAATCCACGGATTGTTTTGCGTGAGATATTCGGCGCGGGATGCCAGTTGCGGACCCGCCGCAGCGACTTCGGGGTTAATCCGCCCGAAGGTGCCCATGCCGCCACCACGTCGGCCGCCCGCGGCGCCATCGAAACTGCGAACGGCAGTAGGGGATGTCGTGCGACGAAAGAGGCGATCGAGGATGCCCATTTAGCGCCTCCGGTCCGGTCTAGAGCCGGGGGCAGGCACCCGTAAGAGGATTGGCAGCATCGCCTCATCCAAAACCACGATGACCGCGCCGCGTGGCGTCGCGGTAATGCCGATGTCGGGGCGACCGATGAAAGATTGGTCGGAGCGGTAAAGATCGGCGTCGACCAGGCGCACACCCGTTCGCATGTCCCGCCAAAAATTGATCACCAGCGACCAGGACTCGCGCCGATTAATACCTTGAATGACGCGCTCAATCGGATGCTGCGGCAGGTAATGTTCGCCCGGCAGGATAAGTCCCGCATCACGTTCACCGGACTTCACAGGCCATTCGTACAGCGCCCGGCTGGCTTCCCTTAGGGTGTCATGGTCAGCAACGCCGGCATCCTGAATCTGCGAAAGGACGATCGCCGCGGCTGAGTCGTATGCCGAAAATTCATTTGGGACCGTGCGCGGCCCGGATGCACGAATGCGGATAAAGCCGTTTTGCGCATAGCTGACAGCGCGCGCCCGAGCGGTATCGAGTGGCACGCCGCCAGCCGAGATATCGCGCGCAAGCTCTTTCACGGTCAAATGAACCATAAAAAATCTCCAAGTCTATAAACAGAAATACATGACTGCAAATCTACAGTCAACTTATTTATACTTTAACATATTTGGTGAAACTATTCACATTGAAAGTGAAACTAAGTATTACTATAGACAACCGCTCTAAGCCATGGTAGGAATCTTTTCAGTAGCACGGCGGGACCTCATCTCCTCTCCATGTCGCGCGGCGGGTGACGGTCCTGACAGCCGGGCGCCCGCATGGCCCGGCAGCGGGTTCCTTCACCGCTGCCGGGCCGCTTTGAGGATTGGATGCGATGTCACTGGAAGCGCAGCGCTACGAAGTCCGACAGATCATTGCCGAGGGCCAGGCGAAGGGCTTCCCTTACCTGCTTACGATGATCGCTGTCGGTCTTTGGTTCCAGAGGCAAGGCATCACGCCGCCCAATAGCCTGCGGGATTGGCTTTCGTCGACCGCTAGAACTTGCCATTGAAGGTCTGCCATCTGGCAACTTGTCGTCGCTGCGTCCTGGGCATACGGTCGATGTTCCGAATGCATTAAAAGAGGGGCGGTTTGTGAGTTGGTGGCAAATTGGCGAAGGTTACGGCACTCAGTCCTTCGGAGGCGAACTTCGCACCGATTTAGTAGATTGCGGTTTTTGCGGGGAGACGGGAAATTTTGACTTTGAAAGTCGGCTCAAGAAGGAGAATTCTGTAGGGAAGGTGCTCCACTATGATACGCTCAAATGCGAGCAATGCGGAAATCTCACCTCCGTATTTTGGGGGAATGGAAGTTCAGGACTCCAGCGATTCCATCAAGTTCCTTGGCTGCAAAAGACGACGAAATGGCCGAGTCATTGGCCTGATGATGTTGGCCGCTATTGGCTTCAGGCACAGCGAAGTGTGGAGGCGTCGAATTGGGATGCCGCTGCCCTTATGGCGCGTAGCGCGGTTCAGCTAACGCTGCGACATCAACACGCTGAGGGGAGGAGCCTATACGAAGAGATCAATGATCTCGGATCAAAGGCGATCCTTCCTCCGATTATGGTTGAATGGGCACACGAAGTGCGAGTTTTGGGGAACGAAAACGCGCATCCAACTTTAGGGGCAGCTCCTACCACTGACAGAGACGCGAAAGCAGTCGTTGAATTTCTTACGATGCTTCTGAAAATTGTCTTCGACTTGCCGAATCAAATTGATGATCATAGAGATAGCAGGAAGAAAGAATAGGTGTTTGCATCATATCCATGATTTTCACGTTTAACGTGATTTTCACGTAATATATTTTTGAATAACCCCCTTTCAACGTGAATTTATTTTCTGCACACTGTCTCTCGCCAAGGGTAAACCAATGGAGAACCTAAAATGTCTGAATATTCCAAGTTGAACCAAGATGGCCGCCAGCATGCGGCGCGCTTGATCGAAGATTGCCGATTGACCGGCGACCTGCCACGCTTCGTCCGCAAGATTCGCGAGATGGCCGCCGATGACAGTGGAGTCGGCGTCGGCTTTCTTCACGAGGTTGGGGAACTTGCTATCAAGGGCTCTCAGAAAAGCTCATTCGCTGAGCTTGGTGAGAAATTAGCGTAAGCCTTCCAACCAAGCCGACCTAATAATGGCCGGCGCCCGTTTCGGCGCGGTAAGGGACGCAAGTTCTTCGCCGCGCCGCTCGGCATTCTGGTTTATCAGGGACCGCGCCGCCCATGCGTACACGGTTGCGTCCAACGTCTCAGCCCTCTTGCCCTTGATCCGTTCAAACCGCGCCACGGGCTGCCCGCGCGTGTACCGCACAATGCGGCGCTCGGAAGCTAACTGTTCAAAGAAGATCGGCTGCAGGTCCGCCCCAAAGCGGATGCCCGCTGAGCGCGACAGACGGGCAAACAGGTTCGATTTGACTGCATCGCTGCCCACAAGCCAAAGGTGTTGCGAGCCCGATTTTTGCAGGAATGGACGGCTAAAGCCGGAAACGCCCTTGATAGGCACGACGCGGCGCCCGAAGCGCGGCCGGGCAAATGCGTTCACGATCTCCGTATGTCCGCCGTCGCCCGAATCGATACATGCCGCGCTGATACCGATCATGGCCCCGTGCGGGTGCCGCCAGGTCTCGCGCAACATGGAGTCGAGTTCCAGCCAAACCCCTTCACCATTGATCGGCCCCCAAAAGACTCGATGGTCGACAGGAAAGATATCGTTCGCCCCATGCCCGAGAATGACCGCTTCAAGTCTATCGTCCTGACAATCGATTCCGGCCGTCAGCCAAAGGACATCTTCCGGCAGGGTTTCGAGCGTGAAGGTCTCGCGCCGCCCATATAGTTCGTGCTCGTCCAGGTCCTCTCCCTCGGTGCGCCATGGCTCCCCGAGCACAAGATTGGTAAACGTCTGCAGGGTCTCAGGCGTCCGCTTCGCCTGCAGGAATTCCTCTACAAGCTTGGACCATCGGGCGTTGAATTGAGGGCTTACAAGGCTGTTGATGCGAAAGCCGGCCCGCCCGGTTACTTCGGGCGCCGTCGCTCGCCAGCGGCCTTCTTCGACCGCCTGCACCTTGTCTTTTTCCTCGATAATGCAGCCGTTCGCGGGGCAGACGACATGGGCGGTCTCGGGCTGTCCTTCCTGCCATCGCACATGCTGCCACTTCAGTTCGAAATGGTCCCGGCAGGACGGGCAGCAAATCTCAAAGACTCGCTTGTCGCTGGCGTCATAGAGCCGCGTCACTGAGCCATGATCGAAGATCGGTGTACCGCCCAAAATGATCTTGCGGTCACGGTAGGTCTGGCTGCGCATCCGTAGCAGGTCCAGTACGTTGCCTTCCTCGGTTGGCGCGTACGCATCAATTTCATCCGCAATGATGATCTTGCCGAGCTTGCGGCGGAACGCCCGCGGGCTGGACGCGGATAGGAATTCGAGGCTGCCGCCAGGGTATAGACGCCGCATCATGGTCGAACGGCCCGACTCGTCTGTCAATCGGCGCGCAAAACTGACCCTCGATCGGCGTCCAATTTTGACCCCCTTGTAGCGCACGGCGGTGAGCGCCCTACCGGGTGGAGCTGGTCGGGGTTGCGCAGCCCGGTCGGGCGCGTTGGTTAGGCTCGTCGGCTTTAGCTTTGAGAGCGGCTCTTGAAGCGCCAGGATTCGTTGCCGGTCTCGATGATCTCGCAGTGGTGGGTGAGCCTGTCGAGCAATGCGGTTGTCATCTTGGCGTCGCCGAAGACGGCTGGCCATTCGCCGAAGGCGAGATTGGTGGTGACGATGATCGAGGTCCGCTCGTAAAGCCGGCTGATGAGATGGAAGAGCAGTTGCCCGCCGGCCTGCGCAAAGGGCAGATAGCCGAGCTCATCGAGCACCACGAAGTCGAGACGGGTGAGGTAGTCGGCGATCCGTCCCTGCTTTCCATTGCGGTGCTCTGTCTCGAGCCGATTGACCAGATCGACGACGTTGAAGAAGCGCCCGCGCGCTCCGTTGCGTATGAGAGCACGGGCAATGGCGATAGCCAGATGTGACTTACCCGTGCCGGTGCCGCCGATGAGGACGGCATTGCGCTGATCGGCGATGAAGGTGCCGGTGGCGAGATCACGGACCAGGGTCTCGTTGACGGGGGTGTCGGTGAAGTCGAAGTCCTCGATGTCCTTGGCCAGCGGCAGCTTGGCGACGGTGAGCTGGTATTTGATGGAGCGGGCCTGCTTCTCGGCGATCTCGGCCGACAGCAGGTCGCCGATGATCCTGGGCGGCTCGTGCTGGCGCTTGATGGCGGTGGCCATGACCTCGTCATAGGCCCCGCGCATGCCGTAGAGCTTCAGCGTGCCCATCAGATCCAGAACCTGGGTCCGTTCCATCAGCTTGCCCTCCTGAGGCTGTCGTAGCGGGCGCAGTCGGCCTGCGGCTCGTGGCGCAGGCGAAGCGCATCGGGTGTGAGGATAGTGACGGCCGGCGCCGGATCGCGGCGGCGGGCCAGGATGTTGAGAACGACGGCCGACGAGCAGACGTTCTCGGCGAGCGCCTGTTGGCAGGCGGCTTCAACCGCATCGAGCCCGTCCGATAGCACCGCCGTCAGGATCAGCACCATCTGCCGGTCGCCATCGTCGGCAGCCTTCAGCCGACGCCGCACCCGCTCCATCGCCGGTGGCAGATCCCAACCCTGGAACGGCGCACCATTGCGCAGGGCTCCGGGCTTGCGGGCCAGGACCGGAACGTAGTGCCATGGATTATAGACCGTCTCGCCGCGGCCGAAGCTGCGGGCATGCTCGCCGACGATGGTGCCGTCGTGGCGGATGACGATGCGGTCGGCATAGGCCTGGATCTCGACCGGGCGACCAACTGCCGTCGAGAGCACCGAGTATTTGTTGTTGTCGAAGCGCACGGTGCAGGTCTTCGACACCGAAGCAGGAACGCAGTGGAAGCCATCGAAGGCACCGCGATAGCCGACCAGCTTGCCGCGCTCCTCCTCGAACACATCCCAGATCGTGCGCTCCGGCTGATCGACATGGCGGTGGGCCTTGGCCCAGGCGACGCACTTGTCGAGCAGCCAGGCGTTCATCTCCTCGTAGCTCCGGAAGCGCAGCCGCGGCGTGAAGAAGCGCTCGCGCACCAGCCCAACCTGGTTCTCAACCTGCCCCTTCTCCCAGCCCGATGCCGGGGTGCAGGCCACCGGCTGCACCAGATAGTGGCTGCACATCTGCAGGAAGCGGCGATTGTATTGCCGCTCCTTGCCGACAAAGACCGTCTCCACCGCCGTCTTCATATTGTCGTAGATGCCGCGCGTGCAGGTGCCGCCGAAGAAGGCGAACGCCCGGTCATGGGCATCGAACACCATCTCCTGCGTCTCCCGCGGATAGGCTCTGACGAACATCATGCGGCTGTGGCAGAGCCGGACATGGGCGACCTTCACGGTCACCGTCACGCCGTTTAGGATGACGATCTCGTGACTCCAGTCGAACTGGTAGGCGTCGCCCGGAGGATAGAACAACGGCACATAAGCCTCGGCCACCGCCGCGCCCCGCGCCGTGTCCCGGCTCTTTGCATGCCGTCGGATAGCATCGTAGCTGCCCTCATAGCCGAGCGCGCAAAGCTCCTCATAGATGCGCACCAGCGTCAGGCGTTCGCGCTTCCCCTTCGCGTCATTGCCGTCCAGCAGCGCATCCAGCTGCACCTGCCACGGCCCGATCTTCGGCTTCGGTTGATGCTCACGCTCATAGGAGAACGACGTCTCGTTCGACCGCAATATCCGTCGCACCGTGTTGCGCGACACATGCAGATCCCGGCTGATCCGCTTCAGCGACCAGCCCTGAACATAAAACGCGCGCCGGACCCGGGCGATCGTATCCACTGACTTCATCCCCCTCTCCATCCGTTCGCAAACACAAACGGATGGGTGCTGATCCACTGAATGAGGGGGGTCAATTTTGGACGCCGATCCTCCCAGCTAAGGGGTCAATTTTGCACGCCGGATCACACTCGTCCGCATCGTCAGAAATCAGGCCCCGCAAGGCCGGGCTTGCTTCAAACAGCGCCTCGATATCGACCGAAAAGGCCCGGCTATCGTCGGCGGTCGGCTGAGTGGCAAGAATAGGGGCGGGCGCGGTTGCCACAGTATGCCCGACATAGCCTGCCAGGATAGCCGTGAAGCCGATGCGGGCCGACTTTTGAATGACGATCTCCGACACGGCCGGATCGTCCAGCGCCTCGCATATGCCCTTCTGATAGGCGTACAGGCGCATGCGGCCCGGAGTGGCGCTGGCGGTCGACGGCAAAAAGATGTTGCCTTCTATCCAATCCGCCAGCGGCAGCACCTTTGGGGGCCGTAGCGCTTCCAGCGCGTCACGGCGGATGCGTTCAATCACTTCCATCGGCCAAGCCTTCCAGCGCGCCGCGTATCTCGCGGTCGAGGGCGGCAATATCATTCGGCCCGAGATGGGGCATCGTGGCGCCATAGCGGCTAGGGACCGCCAGCACGGCCGCGCGCACGTCCCGAAGGACCGATTGCCATTCACGGGCGACGGCTTCCCCGCTCACCATCTCGCCGGCTGCCAGGCGATTCTTTGCCTCTTGCGCTTCCGCTTGCGCCTTAGTGAGCCTCAGCCGCTCGGCTTTGAGTTCATCTCCACCTTGCAAGGGGCGCCCGACCCGTGACGCATGTTCGCGAAGGTGAGCACAATAGACCTTGACCGACACGGCAAGATCGAAACGGGCGGGACCGACACGGCTAAGGACGCCCGAACGCACAAGTTCACTGACGCGCTGCCGCGTGATGCCGAATAGGCCGGCAAGCTCGCTCTCATGCACGGTAGCCGGCAGGCCCATCGGGGAGGTGGGAGGCCGATCGTCACCTAACAGGTCCGAGAAATCGTAGTCGGCCATCGGTAAATCCTAACTTCTAAAATTTTGTAGGGAGGTTTGAATCGCGGTCAGCGTTCCCCGCAACCGGCCGCTCATGGGAAGGACCCGAGCGAAATGGGACAGGATTGAACGAAGAGGGGCCATCTATTAGCCCACGCTGATGTTAGGACAGGTTCTAATTTGCGACATGTGCGACGTGTCGTCCGAATAAGCCCCTATACGTGTATGCGCGCGCGCGTTAGGCGATAAACCGGAGTGCTTGTCGCACATGTCGCAAAATGGGTTTGAGCGCATCTAAGCGCCCTCGAATGGATCATGTTCAACTACGCGAAGGCCTTGGTAGCCGCGACCGCGTATCCCAAATCGATCTTTGATCGCATCGAAGCCGCGCTGTTGCAGCGTCTCGGGGAACGTTTTCTTGCGGCTGCCCGGTTCCTCGCCATTGATCACGGCATAGGTTCGCCACGACTCCCAAAGGCGGTCGACAGAGTCGGCAAGACGCGGGCCACTCTCGCAACACTCGGCAACCCACTGCCCGAAGATGTCTTGTTCGGCGAAATATGAATCCGTCGCCAGCGTCACTATCTTAGGCCGTATAAGGCCATGGCGCTGCCAATCCAGGCAGCCGGCGATCAACCATGAAAGGATGCCCGGCCATTCGGCCCTAAGGCGCTCAGGCAATGTCACGTCCTTTTGGGCGGGCGGGTGATCGAAGGGCAGGACCATGAAGCGCCGCCGTATGGCAGCGTCGACATCCTTCAGGCTCGGACGGTTATTGCCGAAGATGGTGAGCTTGAATTCAGGGGTGAATTCAAAATCATCTTGCCGCATGAAGCGGGCTGTAACCTTATCTTGCCCGGTCAGGGTCTTGATCCTGTTTTCCGCCCATGCGCGGCCTTTCTCCGTCTCCGATGCGCGCGCCATTCGCGAGCCGTGCAAACGGGCGATCTCAGTTGGGTGGCGATCATGCTTCGCGGCCGTGAGCGTTTCCATGGCGATGTTTACGGCGTATTCGCTCAGCACGTCGCCGATTGTGTTGATGGCCGTTCCCTTGCCCGAACCGCCCGGTCCATAGACAAAGAGCAATACCTGTTCGCGAGTGTCCCCGGTCAGGGAATAGCCGCCCCATTGCTGCAGGAAGCGAATCGCAGCCGAGTCCCGGCCCAAAGCTTCGTCAAGGAATCTCAGCCAAAGCGGGCAATCCCGTTCCGGGTCGAAGGAGTCCATCGGGACAGGCGCGACCGCGGTAAGTCGGCTAATGTGGTCTTCCGGCCGTCCCCGTCGCAATCCGCCCGTGCGGAGGTCGACAGTGCCGCCAGGTGTCGCCAATAGCCAATGGTCGCGATTCCAGGCATCGGATGTGCAGGCGAATTCCCGCACGGTGCGTGCGCCGCGCTCGATCGCCTCCCATGTCCGCACCTGCTTTAGCGCTTTCATCTTCGGGTCGGATTTGGCGAAGGCGGTCGACAGGTTCCGGGCATAATGATGCGCTAACTTCGTTTCCTCCCGGCGCCATACGTTGCCGTCGAACCGGAACCATCGGCCTGCATGGTGGTCGAAAAGCAACTCGCCCTTGTGACGGGCCGTAAAAGCACGGATTACGCCGTCTTCGTCTAAGGCAAACAATTTAGAGTTCGGACCATCATCGGCGGGCAACTCGGGCAGGTTGTCGAATTCTTTGGGATCAATCTCTATCGTGCGCGTCCATCCATAGTCCCCGGCAATGTGAAACAGGCTGCCGATATCTACGCCCGAGCGCCGCCCGAAAGAGCGCCATTGCCCGCGCATCTGGCGGGCATTGTACATGTCTGGCTCGACCGCTCGGGCAGACCACTCGTCCCATAGCCGGAAAGCCTCCTCGGTGCCTTCGCTGGCCGCGTGAAGGGCCATTCCGACGCGCACCCATTCATCGCGGCTGCAATCGGGGTCGATGAAGTCGAGCGCCCGCTTTACCTCATCCCAATCGACGGGCAGAGGATCATATAGAAGGTCGCTGAAGTCGTAGCGGTCGTCGCGCTTCGGCGGTAGCAAGGCGGCTGGCCACGGCGGCAAGTCCCGCAGCGTCTCGCCTCCGATGACGCGCCAACAGCGTCCATCGGGAAGGACCGCGCCAGGGGCGATCACGTAGCCGCCTTCACCGCGAACGTCAATGCCCGCAGGCAGATGCGAAGCGGACGTTCCTACGCCCTCAGCGTGGCGGAAATAGACATGCTTTCCATTGCCAGGAGTCTCGACAATGAAGCTTGAAACGGCTTCAGGATCGAAGGCGAGCCCGCGAAGTGCTTCTATGCCGTCTTCGCCGGCGCGGTGGCGATCGAGGTCGAGAACGTCGAAAGCAATGCCGGTTGGAAGCGCGGGGAGGGCAGACGGCCATTGCAACCACCATGCGCGCACCTTTGCGGGATCATTGCTGGCGTCTTTGAAGCCGTGACGGGTGAGGGGGCGCTTGTCCGCACCGCACGGGAAGACCGCAAATCCCTGCCGCGTAAGGTTGAGCGCCAGCGCCAAATTGTCGTCGAATAGGTCGCTAAAGTCTTGCGATTCGAGGCCGAAACTGGTATTATTCACCACGTAAATCCTTGACTGAAACCCCGTGCGAACCGCCAAGCCTCGCGCGGGGTTTTTCTTTGTTGAATTACAGCGATCATTGTACCACGGATTCGTCAGAGAGTCCATGTAACTGATTGGAATAACTATAGAATTTCACTTTTAGGGTGAAAGTCGCTGCCCGCTTTGATTCAGGGTTCCGCGTCGGGCTATCCACCGCAAAGTACAGCGCCGATTTACAGCACCGCCGATCTAAGCAATTGATTTTTCATATTTGTGGTTGCCGCCGTCGCACCAGCCGCGCCGCGGCCCGACGCTCCCGCTTCAACTCTCGCCGTAACAATCGGCGCAGGCGGAACCGGCCCGGCCGGGACCCGTTTATGCGGCGAAAGGAGTTGGCCATGCCCGACCCGCGCCCGCCCGAGCCGCCCGTCACGCCGCCGCCCGCGCCGAACTGGAAGCCGGACGTGAAGGAGCCCGATCCCGACCTTCTGCCCGACGAGGAGCCCAACCCCAATCCGGACGAGAACCGCGAGCCGCCCAGGCAGGCCGGAACGCAGCCGCGGCCGATCCCGAACC